GAGTTGTAAGTTGCATCAGTATCAATAACTGTATTAGCAGCTCCTTTTCTAGACTCTAACATTGCCATTTCTAAGTAATCAGCAAATCTAGCTCTTGTATCACCTTCAGCTTTTAAGTACCAAAGATAACCGCCTTGTCCTTCTTCACCAGAAACTTCAACCCAACCAATTTGAGAAGCGTCAGATCCAGATACGTGGAACATGTCTCTTAATATGATTGGCTTGTTTGTAAATGATTTGAATTGAGGCTTGTTAGCTCCAGATCTTTTAGAAGATCCTTTACCAAACTCAGAACCATATACTAATACTCTAAAAGCTTCAGCGACAGTTGTGTCAGATAGACCAGCAGTATCAACGTTTGTGTTACCATACGCTTTAACTGTGATTCTAGTTGAACCAGCTGTTACCGCACTAACGTAACCTTTAACAGTTGCGTTTGCTTGAGATATTAATACCATGTCACCTACTCTAACACCATGCTTGTCGTTAGCCACTACGTTTCCGTCCATATCTTTAATTAATGTAAAGATACCTTCATCAACAGAACCATCAGAGCCATCACCATATGCAGTTGCCGTGTAAGCTAAATGTAATCTACCTTGCTCAGACCAAACTACTTGGTCGGCAGTCATAGATTCTTCTGCTCCAACTTGAGATAAAAAACCTGAGATTGTTCTATTACCGAAGATCTCAGCTTCTTTTTCCATTAAGTCAGGCAGGTATTGTTGCGCCCAGCCGTCTGAACCGCCGGCTGTAGCGAAGTCAATATAATTGGTTGCTAACGCTTGCGGGATAGCTGTACCAACTACTTCACCAGTTGCACTTGAAATTGCCATAATTTATATTTTTTAAATTTTAATAATTAATTTTTCTTTCTAATTTTAAAGGATCTGTTTTTCATATTAGCGGTTGTGTCACCTAACACTTTATACTTAACTCCACCAACGTTTACTTGATTGTGCGTTTGTCGAGGGTCTGTATTTATGTTTTTATCTTTTGCTACACTACCTTTAATAGCATCAGCTTTTCCTTGCTCATAAAAGTGCTGCGCAATTTTATCAGCGTTCATAGCTGTAAATAAAGATTTATGATAACCTGCTGCATCTTCAATAGATGCTTTATCTTCACCAATAAATTTATTAATAAAATTATTAATGTCGCTTTGGGTTTTCTTTACTTTATCAACGTCCTTAACATTAAACCTAAATTTTTTATCTCCAACAGCATAATCAAAACCTTTGAATTTACTGTTAAAAACCTTTTCAGTTCTTTGTTGGAACTTTTGCTTAGTAGCTTCAGATAACTTTTTCTGAGCTTCAGATTCCTTATTGTGACTATGAAAAAAATCAATAGCCTTTTGTTGTTCTTTGGTCAACTTTGACCCGGCTTTAATATCTTCATAGTATTTGGACTTTTGCCTGTCCAAGTGGGCTCTAGCCTCGGCAACTTGCTCTTTGAGGGCTATTTTCTTTTTCTTAACCGTTTTGTTGTCATCAACGTCTTCATCTATACCAAAAGTGTCTTCCAATAAAAACGTTCTTTCTTCAGGGGATAAATGAGACTTTGTTAATCTATAGTACTCGTCTAGTACTTCAGAGTCGTCCATTTTTTTAACGTCTCTATTTAAACTTACGTAGTCGCTTAAATCACCACCTGTTTCTTCCATAAAATCTACGAGCTTTTGTATATTTTCTGGTAATTGTTTTTCAACAACTTGTGTTTCTGCTACAACCTCTTCAGTAGTTTGTTTGTCATCAACCTCATCTTCTTGCTTTTCATTTGTAACATCTTGTATAACTGGTACTTCTTCGTTTTCTTCTTTTTCAACGTTTTCAACTTTTTCAATTTCTTCTTTAATCTCTTCAACTTTCTCTTCAACCTCTTCAGTCTGTTCTTTGCTTTCAACAACTTCGGCTTCTTGTGATGGAGGCGGTTTACTTAAGTCTACTTTTATAATGTCGTCGTTTCCAGCACTTTTAAACTTGGATTCATCGACTTTATTTTCAACAACCTCTTCTTTTGGTTGTTCAATTTGTTCTTCAGTTACCTCTTCGATAACTTCTTTATTTTCTTCTGTCATAATAAAATTTTATAAAATATTAAAAATTAAAGGCCAAACCTTTCCATGTTAGACCCTCCTGTAACTATATCATTACCTGATGATTCAAACTTTTTAAGTGAATCACCCTCAGTTCTTTTATCAATCATTTCTTTTTGATGCATTGCTTGTTGATCAATTCTTTGATCTCTTCTATCTTCTCTTTGAGCTTCTTTATCGCCATTAACGCTCATCTCCATTTCTTTTAATTTATAGTTTAAATCAAACTCAAATTGCATTAATTCTTTTTTAGATTCTACTTCTTGTTGTAAGTATTGTATTTGTAATTGACTTTTTGTTTGCTCTAGTTGAGCGTCTGTTTGGGCTTTCGCTTGATTTTTTTGAATCTCCATTTGAGCTGAAGCTTGTTGTTGCTGTGCGTTAGCCTGTGCTTGCGCTTGAATGTTTTGTTGCTGTATTGCTTGATCTCTTTCCATTTTCTTTCTACGCTTAACTTTTAGCAATTGATTAGCAAGCTTGATATTTCTAATGTTCCTTAAATCGATAACATCGTCTAAATCTAATGTTTGTTGCTGCAACGCCATTTGTATGTTATTTTCTAATACAGCTTTTTCTTCTTCATCTGGTAATAGTTCTATAAATATACCAAAGTCATGAAGGTGTAAGTTTTTTATTTCCTCAAGAGTAGCTACGTTATGAGAGCCTATAGCTTTTATAAAAGCCTCTCTTGTTGGGGAGTACTCAACTATATCCGCTATTCTTAAAGAAAGACATTCAGCTGTAGAAACCGTCAAGTATAACATTGATTGTAGTACGTGTCTAGTTGCTGTGTTAGAGTTAGCTGCTGCTAGTTTTTGTACACCAACTAAAGCGTTTTTATCTGGAGTGCTACCATCACGTGCTTCGTTTAAACCCGTAGTATCTCTAATCATTTGCATGTAATAATTATACGCGGTTATTAAGCTTTGTATTTTATTACTATTTACACCATTGTTTATTTGTTGTATAGGCACCTTACCTGGATTCATATCACCCTCTGACGTAAAACTCCTACCTATAACACTACCAGTTTGGAAGAACATGTTTAAAGCCTCTTGTGGATTATAATTTGTACCATTACCAAGATCAACCTCAGCTAAACCATCAGCGTCTAGGTAAACGCCGTCTGGTACCATTCTAGCCATTACTTGTTGTAGCTTTAAATGTGTTAATTGAATCATATCAGCAAAACCCGTTATTCTACCAACTAAACTTTCTATTCTACCTTCATACATTCTTGGCGCAACTATTTGATAGTTCATTTTTACAGTACCAAAATCAGAATCAGATCTCATCATATTACTAGCCATTTGCCATTTTAATAGCTTGTCACACCCAGGTAAATAAACACCCTCGTACAAAGTTTCTACTACTCTTTCTAATCTACTAAAATCACCGTCCATGTTTTCAACAGGTGGGTTAAACGTATCATCTTTTTCAATAATCTTTTCTCCACCAGTAGCAGTTTTCTTTAATTTGTAAACGTTATTCATATGCGTTTTATAATTAAAGTAAAGTACTTGTATTTTATTTTTATCGTCAACAACTTTTCTAGAGTTCATGCCACTAGAGCTTGAGCCAGATTTATTAACTATTTCTTCGATTTCACTTTCAGTTAAATGCTCAAATTCCTTAACAAGTTCGTTTATTGGTATTTCTTTTACCTCACCAACATAATATATATCATCAAAATAAGGTGATTCGGTGTGTGAATAAACTAAATTAGCTGGATTAACATACTTTGTTTTAACACCATCATTCCAATCAAAAGTTGTTTTTGTTGCACCTATTCCAATAACTGTTAAATCATATAAACATCTTCTTCTAATTAAATCATAATCACTAGCTTCCATTAAGGTATTTATAGCTTGCTCTTCAGCTAACTCAACAGCTTGCTTGTAATTAAGTTGCATGTGTAACTTTAGTTCCTCCTCCGTGTCAGGTAGAGTTTCTGGATTATTTTCGTAAAGATCTATATCAAAATTTGCTTTAGCTGCTTCGTTAAATTCTTTAGATCTCATATCTCTAAGAACCGACTCCATATATTCAGTTCTTTTACTAACTCCATAATCATCTTGTGAAAATGCGCTTATTTCGTAACTTCTTTGAGACATTCCGTTAACCACTATATCTACAAATTTAGGTACAACAGGAACCGGCTTCCAGTCTAAATTTAAATAAGATAAATCACCGTTTATAGATAATTCATTTTTGTACTTTTGTATAGATTGCTCTCCCCTAGCGTATAATCTTAATTTATGAAAATTATTTAAGTTTGTGTTAAACTTACTAGCTGAACCATCAAACCATTCTTGCCTTATAGCTTTAGCTACTTTTAGCCCATAATCATCACTTAATTTTTCTAAATCACTTACCGCTTGAGACGGAAAATTTATAACAGACTCTGTCATATTTTTTTACTTTATTATTGTTGATTGAAATCCTTTGTTATCATATTTATTTATTGTTAGGTTTAAAGGTGTTTTCTTTTTATCTGGGTTTGGTCTATATAAATGTCTATTGCAAGCCATTATCGCTAAACCAGTACTTATTGAGGCATCATGTTTTGTTCTTTTGTTTATATCAAATCTAGCCCAATCATTTAATGCATCATTAAAATACATAGTTCCATAGGTACCATCTTTTAATAAACCGACATGGTCGTTGATATACATTTCAATTGCGGCAGCATGAGCTTGCTTTATATCTTCACTTGAGTTAGGTATACCACCAACTTCTTTTTCTGCAACAGATAATTTGTTCCAAATTTTATCTGGTCTATTCATACTAAAACCTCTATATCCTCTTCTTCTAAGATAGTACAAAAGTCTAGGTTTATTATTTTCTGCTAGTAGTGGCATTCCATAAAATACTAACGCCATTAGAACATCTTCAAAAAATATTTCAGCTGTTTGTGGTCTTGCTATATATTCAAGAAAAAATGTATTCGCTGGAGCATCTTCCATAGAAAACTTTGTTAAACCGTGTAAAGCTCCTTTTGATCCTTTGCTATCAACAGTTCCTGATATATCATATGAGTCACAACCAAAAGAACCCATGTGCTCGTTGCCTGGA